AGAGCGCAATGGTTCCGTATGCCGCCTATCTGGCTATCAAGAACGTCAATGGGACAGTGAGCACTTGGGTTCCGAGCATTAACGACGTGCTTGCCGAAGATTGGTCGGTGATCTGACATGGCCAATTCCATTGAGCAAGAGATTCAAGCAAAAGGGCCGAATGCTCCGCGTGTGACGCCTGCTGATGTTGAGGCGAGTATTGCCAGTGAGTTTTACTTCACCGCCGCAGATGGCTGTTTTGGAGCTATTGGCCATCGCCCTAATGGCGTTCGTGCGGGTACGGCCCTCAGCCTGCTCACCTTCTGCGTCCTCATTCTCCGCAACGGCACCAAGATTGTTGGCATCAATTACGGCTCCATTGATCCGGCGCAGCACAGTGTGGAGCGTGGTCGTGAAGATGCTCGCGCACAGGCGGTTGAGCAAATCTGGCCGCTGCTTGGCTATGAGCTTCGCAGCAAGTTGGCGAAGGATTGAGCGTGGCCGACCTGACGCCGAAGCAAGCCCGATTTGTCGATGAGTACCTGATTGATTTGAACGGTACTCAGGCAGCTATTCGTGCTGGCTATAGCGCAGATACGGCCCAAGAGCAGGCAAGCCGTTTGTTATCGAATGTTATGGTTGCTGAAGCTGTTGCAGAGAGACAGAAGGGCATCCAGGTATCGACTCACGTTACGCAAGAGCGCGTCATTCGTGAGATTGCGCGCATTGCCTTGTTTGACCCACGCAAGATGTTTGACGATGACGGTCGGCCTCTGCATGTAAGCCAGCTTGACGAGGATACCGCTGCGGCAATTGCAGGGCTTGAGGTGGTCACAAAGGGCAATGCCGACATGGGTTTCGGCGAAGTCCTGAAGTACAAGGTTGCGGATAAGAATGCGGCGCTTGAAAAGCTGTGCCGCTTCCTTGGTTTGTATGAGCAGGACAACAAGCAAAAGACCGACCCGCTATCTGAGCTGCTGAAGGCTATTGGCTCTCGCTCTGCAATCCCGGTGGTCAAGGATGCAAAGTAGCATTGCCCTTGATTTCGTACCGGAAAGCGACGCTGAATTTCTTCGGTGCCTTGCCGATCCGATGTGGCGCGTTTGCTCGGGTCGCCTGTACAAGATCATGGTCAAGGATGGCGACGGAGAAGGTGTCGTTCCATTTATCCCCAATCGTGCGCAACGTCGGCTTATCTCTAAGCTGTGGCACCGCAATATCATTCTCAAGGCGCGACAGCTTGGTTTTACGACGCTGGTAGCTATTCTCTGGCTCGATCATGCGCTATTCAACGCGGATCAACGCTGCGGCATCATTGCGCAGGACAGAGAGGCAGCAGAGGCGATTTTTCGGGACAAGGTAAAGCTGGCATACAACAATCTGCCCGATCAATTGCGCGAACGGTTCCCGCTTGGCCGAGATAGCGCGACTGAGCTTCTGTTTGCTCATAACAATAGTTCCGTCAGAGTCGCAACGTCGATGCGCTCCGGGACTATTCACCGCCTGCATATTTCCGAGTTTGGGAAGATTTGCGCCAAGTTCCCCGATAAAGCCAAGGAAGTAGTTACCGGCTCGCTGCCTGCCGTCCCTCTTGATGGCATCGCGATCATTGAGAGTACCGCAGAAGGGCAGGAAGGGTCGTTCTACGCAATGACCCAGCGCGCCCAGGCATTGGCTGATTCTGGGTCTGAGCTTAACGAGCGCGATTACCGCTTCCATTTCTTCCCTTGGTGGCAGGAAGACAAGTACCGCATCACCGGGACTGTCATTACCTCAGAGTCGGACAATCAGTATTTTGACAAGGTAGAAGGCGAAACCGGACAGGTTATCGACCGTGAGCAGCGCAATTGGTATATCGCAACGCGTGATGCTGACTTTGGCGGCGATCCTGAAAAGATGTGGCAGGAGTACCCGAGTACGGCTAAGGAAGCGTTTCAGGTATCCACCGAAGGCACGTACTACGCAAATCAGATTGCAGCGGCACGTAAAGAGAAGCGCATCACGACGGTCCCTGTCGTTGATGGAATCCCTGTCAATACGTTCTGGGATATCGGATCAGGCGACGGAACCGCTGTCTGGTTCCATCAGCAAGTCGGCTTGCGGCATCGTTTCGTCAAGTTCATTGAGGGCTGGAACGAGCCTTATAGCTATTTCACCAAGCAGATGCAGGCGACCGGCTTTTTGTGGGGCACGCATTACTTGCCTCATGACGCAGAACACAAACGACAGCAAGGCGAAAAGGTTGCTGCACCTATTGATGAGCTTCGTGCTTCTGGTGTTGGCGGAACATGGGAAACTGTGCCGCGCGTTGATGAGGTCATTCACGGTATTCAGTTGGTCCGGTCCATTTTCAACCAGTGCGAGATTGACGAATCCGGATGCAAGGAAGGTGTCGAGCATTTGGCTAACTACAAAAAAACATGGAGTCGGATGCTTGGCCGATGGACCGACACACCGAGACATGACGAGCACTCTGAATCCGCAGATGCGTTCAGACAATTTGCTCAAGCAGAAAAAGCCGGGATGTTGAATGTTCGCACTCGCGCTAAAAGAGCACCGAGAGAAGCACCAAATTGGCGGGCCGCATAATGTTCACGACAAATTCCACCACCCAAGAAGAGTTCGCCAATCCGACCGTTCAGGACAATCCTGGCAATCAGATTGATCTCGCCACTTTCACGGAATACCTGACCGAGATACGCAATCAGCCGTCTTGGAGAATGCGTGCAGACCGTGAATCGGACTACTGCGACGGCAATCAGCTTGATTCGGATGTGATGCGCGCCCTTCGCGAGCGCGGTATGCCGCCTGCTATCGAGCCGCTTATCGGTCCGACGATTGATAGCGTGCTCGGAATGGAGGTCAAGAACCGCACAGATTGGCGCGTAATCGCAGACGGCGACAAGGAAGGCGACGATGTAGCCGACGCGCTGAATCATCGCCTAAATCAGGCAGAGCGCCAGTCTCACGCGGATACTGCCTGCGGAGAAGCCTACGCATCGCAGATCAAGGTGGGCATCGGCTGGGTTGAGGTGGCGCGCGAGTCTGACCCGTTCAAGTACCCGTACCGCTGCCAGTCAGTCCATCGAAACGAAATATGGTGGGATTTCCATCGCAAGAAGCCCGATATGTCGGACGCTCGCTATCTGATTCGCCGTCGCTGGCAGGATCGTAAGCAAGCCGTGTTGATGTTCCCGGACCATGCGGACCTGATTAACCACACGTCGAGCGGTTGGCAGTCGATTGACCCGGCTTTGTTCTCCAAGGATGGCGGGAGATCAACGGATCTATCGATGGCTTGGGACATTGAGCGCGGATGGTCGGTCGAGGAACAGGAATGGCGCGACGTAATGCACCGCCGCGTGTGCCTGTTTGAGGTCTGGTATCGCGTATGGGAACGCGTCCTGGTGCTCAAAACGCCAGATGGTCGCGTCGTTGAGTACGACGAGGACAGCGAAATCCACCTGAGCGCCGTAGGTTCTGGCGCAATCGCCCCTGAGTGGGCTGTCGTTTCGCGTGTTCGCATGTCGTGGTGGGTTGGTCCGCACCTGCTGCACGATGGCCCCAGCCCGTACAAGCACAGTCATTTCCCCTATGTGCCGTTTTTCGGGAAGCTTGAGGATCGTACCGGCGTTCCGTTCGGCTTGATTCGCGGGATGATGTACCTGCAAGACGAGGTGAATGCCCGTATCTCCAAAATGCAATGGGGCTTGGCTGCTGTCCGCACAATCCGCACGGATGGCGCTGTGCTGGACGATGACGAGACATTCCGGCAGGAGATTGGCCGTCCTGACGCGGATATCGTGCTGGACGCTAAGGCAATGGGCCAGCCCGGTGCTACGTTCAAGGTCGAACGAGACTTTGAGTTGAATCGCCAGCAATACGACCGGCTTGTCGATGCGCGTGAAGGCATCAAGCGCACAAGCGGCGTCACCGACTCGTTCCAAGGTCAAGCGCCGCACGGTATCTCTGGCGTTGCTCAATCCGGTCTTGTCGAGCAGTCGAATCAATCACTGGCCGACATTAACGACAATCACAAGTTCGCTCGTCAGATGGTCGGAGAGTTGCTTATC